GTACAGAAGATCCAGATCAGCGGGTTTAACCCCCCGCCTACCACACTCTGGACTTTCCCAAATAAAGGGATGCAGCTACGCAACTGCGGCTGTGTGGCAGCCTACATACGAAATGTTTTTGTAGCGACTCGATACGTATCAATGGTTGACAACATCCCAGGTCATGCTCTCGGCACGATAGACCCCATAGCGGCTGTCCACTTCCCCTAGCTGAGAGTCCCCCGACTGCACAACACCGCAGTGTGTGCCACCGCCTAAGCAAAGTGAGAGGGCTCAGCTGGGGTTGCGGCACCGTGGAATGCCTCACCCAAATTAACATAACAAATCTTTTTGTGACGGATCATCTTCATGTGGTTACGAGCGAGGGGAGCGAACCCTCGGCGCACTTCAAGCCTGTCACCATCATTTTCAGCACACAACATATACACGATATATTTACAAGGCCATAGCTAAAAGTGGAGCAAACGACTCCAACGCCGGCAGAGCCTCCATGGCTGCCGAACCAATACCCTCGATGAGAGATGGTACTCGCGCCTGTGACAAAGCGTACATACCAGCCGCTGCACCCGCAACCTCCTCCACCCCATGACTAGCATTCTCGGCTGCACTAGTAATTGCGTGCCACACACCCGGATGGGTGGGTGCATGCGTGGTGCCGGAATTGTACATGGGGTTGAAGGGATCGAGGCGCACACGCCACTCAGTGCAGACCGTAATCTGCAGCTCGGCGTTTGTTGGGTTGGTGATCGCTATGGGCGCAAACCCACCGAAGGCAATGGTCTGGCCTGTAGATGACCAGTCGAATGCGGCTAGGTCGGTGTCCTCAATAATAGTGGTGAACTCCTGCAACTCAGTCATATTGGTTGGGATTGCGTTCACCTGTTTGGGACGCTCAACAAGCTCTGCATTGGTCACCTGCCTGCAGGGTGCATACGAAAGCAAGGCGTTAGCAAAATCCGCAGCTGTACGAGTATCAGTGGTCTCAGGCCCGGCATACGCACTCTTAAGACGGCCAAGCCTGGTCACACCAGCGGCATTAAGCAAGCTGGTGTTGCAAGTTACCTGCACACTGAAGGCAGCGGGTGTACACTCGACCTCAGCCCCACTGGACGGAAAAGCGTTCGGCGCAATAGTGCGGCGGACCGTCGCAGCGTTCATGGCAGTGCCCGACGTGGGGTACGCCAACGCCACTCCGGTGCGCCACTCAGATGATACGTTACTGCGCTGAGGACCCAGTAGGACCAGATAGTCAGTACTAGGAAACGTTCGTACGCTCCTAATGGTATGGTACTTGCCCGTCGAGATCGGCAGCGGAATGTGGACAGGCGAAAATGCATTCAGCCCGTGCCGGACAACAGTTGCCTCAGCACCTCCACGACGGCTGCGACCCCTAGGGCCACCGCGACCTTGGCGACCTGTTTTATTACTTGCCGCCTGGTTAGCTTTTGGTTGAGCGCGCCTAGCATTGGCATTGCTCTTCTTGTTCTTAGTCATTCGCTCTTGGCTCGAAACTGTATATATAATTACTGCTGTCAAACCCTGAGTGGTCAGGCAAGTGCAATTCCTAGAGCAGGTGCCGTATTTACAATGCAATCACGGCACCCGCCCACGGTGTGACCCCTAAGAAACTGCTCAATCCTTACCTGCACCGACGGCACAAGTCCGAAAGCTTTGTAAAAAGACAATCGGGTGCCGCTGTCAATATCGTCACTGCACACTTCCCCCCTCACCCGGGGTGTTTTGCTCAAGCGCATGAATCCTGAGTCTGACATGAGTAGGCTGCTCCCGAGGTTGCTGTCCACGCCAATACGTCGGTAGAAAGCATACAGTTCGCAGAACACGGGCACATCGCCATACAACGCATGCCCGCCGGTGCCCACCTGGTAGCACCACTGCAAAAAGTCCCGTTCATTGCGGCCGCCAAGGCAGACTGCATCCTTTGCAAGAGCAGTGTCCAACTGGCGAACCATAACCCACTTGTTTCCAACCAAAACCGGCTGCATCTGGCAAAACTCCACCTGCTCAAACACGCTGGTAACGTTGTCCACGGTCATCTCAAACCCGTACTTGATGAACCAGTCCTCCAGGCTGGCCAGCTTGGGGAGGTCGCATTGCTCTATAAAAAGCACGCAATCATCCCCATTATTCACCAACTTAGCCCGAATTCCTAAACTCCTCACGTACTCCCGAACGAGGCTGCACATAATCAAGCAATTGCCGAGGGAGGTGTTCATGTCCCCGCTGGCTCTCGTTCCATCCACGCTATAAGTGAGCTTATGCCCATCAATAAAAGCAAATCCTTTATTATGCAGTTGCTGACTCAACAGCGAACACAGTTCAGGGTCCCATTTAAAGACACGCTTGTATACAGAGTGCTCCCAAACTAAAGCATCCCTGCTAACGTGCTGGTCGAATCGCTTTGCATCAATACTGACTGCAACGGGGCGCCGAAACGTGGTCCACTTATTCCACATCTCAGACGCCACCTCCTCAACCGTGAGTCCCTTCATTACCACATTGCCACCATCGTCCCCCCACTCTTCGGCGAGCGCTCCATACAGCTGGTGCTCAACACGACGGGTATATCGCCCTAAGGCATAATTGTACACAGGTGTCCGGGGCTGTATTACGCGGGGAGCCGGATCGACCTTTTTGGTAAAGTTCAACTTTTCGAACTTGACAAAGGCTTTGATCTTAGCATCCTTAGACACCCAACCTCTGGCTTGGTATTGCTCAGCAGCGCGAGCGTAAAGGGCACGCTTGTTGGCAGGACACTGGGCGAGAAACTCACCACAGGTCAACTTTTCCAACCCCAACGTAGTTACCCTATTCGCGATTCGTCTGGCAACACCATCCAGTGCCTTCCACGCCCCTCGATGTGGCTGGGGCGTCGGCTCCAACTTTCCCTTACCCTCAACGTTAAAAACACGCTCGTTAAGGGCCCGCAGCAAGTTGGGAAGGTCATTATTATGAGCTCCGAAATCAATCCTGCCAGACGTGGTCGGAGTAATTACCATATGTCTGGTCTTAGACCGGGGTGCACCCACATGCGGCGTCACAGCTATACCCCTGAACTCATGCCCCCCGTGGTACAACGGATTGGGCGTGGTCCTAGCTGTCATCCGCACGAGGCCCCCCTACGCGCTGCTCTCCTGGAGAGCAGGGGCGAGGGCCGCGAAAAACTCCTCGTCCTCCCCAGAGCAATGGTACAGCGCCACCAATGCCATCTTGTACCAATGTGCCTCTCTGGGCGCTATGTCCCCCTCCTTAATGGCGCGGTCTACCACGCCCTCAGCTGCTATGCTTAGCGCAGCCCTGTCGTTTGCAGAGGTCGTGAAACCATGCGTAAGATACACCAGCTCGTCCCTCAACTCCTTAACTTTGCGCACCCGCCGTGCAAACTTGTTGCTGGCCCTGTGGCGCACATCGTGCTTTTTGGCTCCGAGATTTGAGTCGAGCCATTGCCGGTAGGATTCCCAGAACCCCACGCGAGGTTGCACCTCGACATCATCCTCAGGAGTATCACCTATGGAGCGGAACATGGCAGCAGCCCGCGCTGCACCAGCGCAGACAGTTCGCTTGTTCCGCCACTTGGTAATCCCGAGCATAGTGCCGAGAGGCGCGTGGCTGAGAACCCCATCCTGCAATCTTGGAGTGTAATCGGGGGCTTGTGAACGCTTGTCCTCGTCGCGATCCGACAGTAGCTCGTCGATATAATGCT